ATGCGCTCAGCAAAGCCCAGGACATGGGATCACTGGCCAAGGCCGGCATCACCACGTCCACCGGTGCTGTCTGGTACGACCTGCGTGCGCCTGCCCTTCTTCACGTCCCGGTTCTGACGCCGATCCGCGAGAAGCTGGCACGCCGCTCCCGCCCCAACCCTGGCAAGGCGTGCAACTGGAAGGTCATCAACGGCCTTCTCGGTTCCGGCATCGACGGCATGGGTTATCTGCCGGAAGGCACTCGCTCCGGTGTGAAAAGCATCAGCGTTCAGGACGCCTTCGCGACCTACACCACGCTCGGTGAAGAAGGCAGCATCACGCTGCAGGCTGAACTCGCCGGACAAGGCCTCGAAGACATGCTGGCGCTTGATCGCCTGCTGACCCTGGAAAAGCTCATGCTGAAGGAAGAGCCCGCTCTGCTCTTCGGTAACCGCAGCACCCAGCTTGGTACGCCGACGACGCCGACGACCGGAACCGTCGCACTGGCAAGCGCAGCACTGAACACGACCTACTACGTGGCGGTGGTTGCTCTGACGGCTGAAGGCTTCGCGGCTGCAAGCGTGACCAACGGCGTGGTCAACGCCACAACGGTCACGGCTGCGGACGGCAAGACCTATACCGTGAACGGGGGCAGCTCCAACAAATCCGCGATCGCCACCCAGGCCGTCACGACGGGCAACGCCCTGACTGCGACGACCCCGGCTATCCGTGGTGCCGTTGGCTACGCCTGGTATGTCGGTACGACGAACGCTGCTGCGTCGCTGTATCTTCAGAAGATCACGACCATCAACAGCGTCCTGCTGGATACCGTCACCCTCACCGGCCGTCAGACCGCGGACGCCATCACCGGCGACCACAGCTACAACGACGGTACGGGATCTGGCTCCAACCAGGTCGCTGCCTTCGACGGTCTGATGATGTCCGCACTGAAGTCCGGAAGCGGAGCCTACTACAAGGCCCTCGCGACCGGCACCGCCGGGACCGGAACTTCGCTGACCGCTGACAACGCGGGCGGGATCGAGGAAATCAACGAGATGATGCTGACCATGTGGGATACCTACAAGGTCGGCGTCACCGAGTTGTACATGAGCTCCCGCACAGCGAACGCCGTGTACAAGAAGATCCTCACCAACGCCTCCGCTCCGCTTCTGCGCTTCAACAAAGACGCGAACAGCGGCGACATGGAGATCTCCGGTGGCGGTCGCGTCGCGGCCTACTTCAGCCCCGTCGGGAATCCCTACGGCGGCGGGAAGGCCACGATCAACATCCACCCCAACCTGCCGGATGGCGTCATCACTGGTTGGGCGACGGAACTGCCGGCATGGTACAAGAACAACGAGACCCCTGCGGTCGCCGAGGTTCTGTGCCGCCGGGATTACTTCTCGACCGACTGGCCGAAGCGCACCCTCGCCACGGAATACGGCGTGTACACAGACGAATGTCTGGCCGTGTACGCCCCGTGGGCGATGGGCGTCATCACCAACATCGCGGTCTAACCATTGGAGGGCGGGGGTAATCCCGCCCTCTTTCACCTTGAAGGAATGCCCAATATGACCGATGAAAAATCCGACAATAGACCAATTAATCTTGACTCAGGATCATTAGACCTGATGTTCGAACCGTTACGACTGGCCAGCGCATACGCCATTGAGCATGGTTTATCGGCTGAGCAAACAATCAAACGAGCCACCGTTTACTTTGATTGGTCAGTCGACATGGCGAGAAAAGTCAGCTCTCCACCTTCCTCATAACGCTGATGCTGACCTCGCTCGATAAAGCAAAGACCTGGCTGGGTGTCTCATCCGACACTGACGACGCCATGCTCACGCGCCTTATCGGGCAGGTCAGTCAGTGGATCCTCTCTCAGATCAACCGACCTTACATCCTGAAGAAGACGTATACCGAGACGTTCTCTGGCAACTGTAAGTCGACCCGGATGCTGAGGAACTACCCAGTCATCAAGGTTTCAAGCGTAACTGTCGGCGGGGCCGCAATCCCCTCTACCGCCTGGTCATTCGACACCGACGATTCTCCACCCGGAAAACCTGCCCTGCTCACTCTCATCGGATACCGGTTCGAAGGGCAATGCACCGTCGTCTATGACGCAGGATTCTTCGTCGCGGATGAAGCTCATACCTCTGACACTTCCGTCGCTGTCGACGCTCCCTATGGTTCATGGGCTGCCGACGGAGGCGTTACCGCAAACGGCATCGCGCTGACGAACGTCGCTGCCAACCCATCAGCCGGTCAGTACAGCGTTGCCGATGGCGTCTATGCCTTCGGGAACACGGGAACGGAAGTTCTGATCTCCTACAGCTACGTCCCCTCGGTCCTCGAAGAGGCCTGTATCGAGCTGGTCGGCGAACGCTACCGGTACAAAGACCGGATCGGGCACGCATCCAAGAGCCTCGCCGGTCAGGAAACCGTCTCATACAGCCTGAAATCCATGCCGGACTTCGTCCGTGATGGGCTGGCCAATTTCAAGCGAATGGTCCCGCTATGACATTCTTCATCTGCCTGTCGATGCTCCTGCTCGGCTACATCGTCGGGCTGGCCCACGCCCCGACGTTCCCCCGCACCCGCAGGAAGAAGGTCGAGACGTTCAAGCCCGGACAGGGGCCGACTCTTCGCAAATGATAACCGTCGACATCACAGGCGACCGCCAGCTGATCGCCAAGCTGGAGGCGATGCCGGACAAGGTGAAGGCGAATCTGACCAAAGCGACGACCTCTCTGGTCCTGCAGCTCGAAGCGCGCGTGAAGCGCAAGCTGAGTGGTCAGGTCCTGAAGGTCAGAACCGGGAACCTGCGGGACAGCATCAGCCACGACGTGACCTCGACAGACGATTCCGTCGTCGGGCGGGTCTACTCCAGCAAGAACGTCAAGTACGGGGCGATCCACGAGTTCGGTGGGAAAACGTCCCCGCACGTCATCGTCCCGAAGAACGCTCAGGCGCTTGCCTTCCAATCCGGTGGAAAGACCGTCTTCGCAAGCAGGGTGAATCACCCTGGCAGCAACATCCCCGCCCGCCCGTTCATGCGGCCATCTCTCGCCGAGATGAAAGACAAGATCATCGAGCGGATGAACCAGGCGGTCACGGACGGGCTGAAATGAACCGCGAGCCGATCATGGAAGCCCTGAAAGCAAAGCTTTCCATGCCCGAATTCAAGACCGTCTCGCGCAGGCTGCGGATGTTCGGAGATGTGCCGCATGCCGAAATGCCTGCCCTCTTCATCATCGAGCCTTCCGAGGCTTACGCCCAGACCGAGCGCCTGCCGAGCAAGACCACCTTCGACGTCGAGCTGTGGGTCTACATCTGCGACGGCGTCGACCAGAACACCGTTCCCGTCACTGTCCTGAACGGATTGCTGGACAAGATCGACGACGCCCTTTCACCAGACCCTCCGCCGCACCCGCGTGTCCAGACACTGGGCGGCCTCGTCTCACATTGCTGGATCGAAGGTCAGATCGAGAAAACGCCCGGCGATCTCGACGGCATCGGCCTGGCACGCATTCCCCTGAAAATCCTTATCCCCTAACCCCATGGAGACCACATGACGACGAAAACCTACGCCTTCGGCGCGGGGTCGGTCATCGCCCTTGTCGATGGCAAGACACCCGTAAAGGTCGGAACCCTGCAGGACATCGAGATCGACGTGTCCTCGGATACCGCGATGCTCTACGGCCAGAACCAGTACCCGGTCGCCATCGGCCGCGGGAAGGGCAAGGTCGAAGGTAAAGCCAAGACCGGACAGATCGACCTGAATCTGATCAACAGCGTCTATCAACAGGGGACGATCGACACCACGGGATATGAGAAACTGGTGGAGCTTGAGGCCGGTGCGGTCCCGTCTTCGACGTCCTACGACATACAGGTCACCAACCACACCGGATTCGTCTCGGACATGGGCGTTTACTACGCCAGCACGGGCGTTCCACTGACCCAGGTTGATGCCGGTTCTGAAGCGTCGGGGAAATACAGCATCGACACCGACACAGGAACCTACACCTTTGCCTCCGCCGACGCCGACGCCTCTGTTCTGATCTCCTACACCTACAAGGCGACCACGGGCCAGCAGATCACCCTGACCAACGCCCTGATGGGCGACCAGCCGGTGTTCGAGCTGTTCCTTCAGGAGGGCTTCAACGACTTCGGCGCGCGCACCAACACCACGATGCGCCTGCACCGCTGCATTTCGAGCAAGCTGACATTCCCGTTCAAGAACACCGACTTCGCTTTGTCGGAGTTCGATTTCAGCTGCTTCGCTGACAACCTCGACCGCATCTTCACAATGGGCATCGGCACGTAATGGATACCGTGACAATCACTTTGGGGGGCAAGGACTATCCTGTGCCCCCCCTTACCTTGGGGCAAATCAAGATCGTTGTCCCGGCGGCGCAGCGCCTCACATCCATGAAGGTCGATGCTCTGCTTGAGGCGGACATCAGCGACCTCACGACGATGGCTTACACCGCCATCTTCAAGGCAACACCGATGAGCCGGCCGGCCTTCGAGGATCTGCACATCACCGTTGACGACCTTGTTTCTGCT